TCGTTCTTGTTGTTGACCAAAGGAGAGACCGGCAAACCTCGATTGCAGTTAATCGAAGCTCAATCCATTGCAACTCCAGCAGGGATGCAAGCAGACGAGACCGTGTTTGACGGTATCCGGTTTGATCCTCGTACCGGACGAGCGATATCCTACTTTATTGGATCGGAAAAAACTCAGGGTAACCTGACTGATGTTCGCTCCATTCCCTCTGACTCGGTTGTCCATATCTACGAGCCGAATCGTCCCGGTCAACTTAGAGGTCTTCCTTTTGTGTCGGCGGTTATCAACGATCTCCACGATCTAGATGATCTGCAAAAGCTGGAGATGGAAGCTTGCAAGCTTGGCGCGTCTGTCGCTCAGATCGTTAAGACTGACGCTGGTGAAGTCCAAGCGAGCAATCTCCGCGCTGGTACTGCTGGAACGACCCAAAACACCGCTGAAAACTATTACGAACAGGTCTTTGGATCTGGCGTTAAGGTGCTCAAGAACGGTGACAGTTTCGAGCAGTTCGCGACCGAGCGTCCCGGTGTTAATATGCGCGAGTACTGGCGACAACTGACCGAGAAAGTCTGTGCTGGCGTAGGTATCCCTTACGTTCTGGTTTACCCCGAGTCAATGCAGGGAACCGTCTATCGCGGTGCGCTAGATATGTCCGCTGTTTGGTTCAAGTCTCGCCATCAGGTCATGGCATCAGCGGCTCGTCGTATTTATGAATATGCGATGGAGTACGCGATCAAGAATGATCCTACGCTCAATGACGCTCCCTCGGATTGGTACGAAGTATCAATCACCGCTCCGCGCTCCCCGAATGTTGACGTTGGCCGTAATTCTGCGGCTCAATTAGCAGAACTGGAAGCGGGAGTTGTTACCTTTGACGAGGTCTATGGTGCGCGTGGTCTTGATTGGCGTTCTGCTTTAGAGTCAAAAGCTCAACAAGCTTTGTTTGTACGTCAACTTGCTGCGAAATACGGAGTCGATGTATCTGAGATTTCGGTGATTCAGAAAGAGCGTCCCGCAACTAGTGTTGCAACTGCTATTGACATTGAAGGCGATCCTTCTGAATCTCCGTCTCCAGTTGCTCCGTCAGAAGGTGGGTCGCAACCTGTTGTTGTAGAGCAGGACGAGATTACCGCTACCGTCAAGAAGACTCGGAAACCAAAAGCCAAGAAAACCGAATGAGTTTTACCAAGAAGTCAGATTGGCTTTACTACGCACCGGCAAACGCTGCCGGTGATCCTGCTACCGTTCAAATCTTCGATCAGATTGGCGAAGACTGGTACGGCGGTTCCGGTCTATCTGCAAAACAGTTTTCGGACGTTCTCAACGAGATTGGCAATGGTCCGCTGCTCGTCGAGATCAACAGCCCCGGCGGCAACGTCTGGGATGGTTTGTCGATCTACAACCAGTTGCGCGGTCGCAAAGCTCCGGTAACCACTCGCGTTGTGGGTATCGCTGCTTCTATCGCGTCAATTATCGCTCTTGCCGGTGATCGCGTAGAGATGGCTGACGCTGCTCTGATGATGATCCACGACCCGTCAGGGATGGCTTCTGGTACTTCCGAGGATATGCGGAAGATGGCTGAAGCTTTGGATCAACACGCCGAAGTGTTGGTTGGAGTCTACAATAAGAAGACTGGCCGTTCTGCTGAGTCTATCCGCGCTGCAATGAAAGCGGAGACTTGGTTTACCACCGCTGAGGCTCTGGCTTTTGGCTTGGTTGACAAACCCATCAAACAGCTTGCGATGGCCGCAAAATGGCATCCTCGCGCTGTCACCAAGACGGCTCCCGAGACTGTCAAAAACAACCTACGCCGTGGGTTAGAGCAATACGAGGAAGGTCTCGCTGGCGATGGTCTGGAACCCGCAACCGTCACAGATGCCAAATCGCTGGTTGCAGGAGAGGCTCCAACCGAAAATAAGATCCGCAAAGCCAACGCTTGGTGGGGACGTAACGACCGATTTTTGGAAGCGGAACCCAATACTCCTGCGGACGTAGCGGCTAACCTTTGGGGAGGTGCTGCTGGCCGCGATTGGTTCTCTGCTCTTTTCGCTCAACTAGAAGAGCCGTCTGATACCAATACAGACAAAACACTTTCGACTGATGGCGAAAAAACCATCAACGATTCTGGCGTGGACTCCACGCCGCAACCAACACAACAACCCGACACAAATATGTCCGATACTGCTACTACTGTGACGGCTGCGGCTGCTCCTGCCGCTCCCGTTGATCTCGCTACCATCATGGCAAAGCTTTCCGCTTTGGAGGCTTCCATTAAGTCGCCCACCGCCGCTCCTGCTCCTGATCCGGTTCGTCCCGTGATCGTGAACTTGGGTAACCCGCTGCTGGAGAAGCATAAGTCTCTCCGCGCTGGTGCAGAGCGTCAGCGTTTCCTCATTGAGAACCACAGCGAGTTGATGCGCCAAAGCGCGATGCTGGCTCCTCAGAACAACACGTTCACCGCTGGTCTCGTTGTTGATTATCTCGCTGACGCTGTTATCACTGTTGCTACCACTAAGCTTGCGATGATCGCTGGCTTTACGCGCAACGTTGGCTTGGATAACTTGCGTCCCCGCGCGACAGTTCAGGTCAAGAAGTTTACCAGTGGAGACGCTGCGGTTGATAACGCTACCAACTTTGAAGATTCGGCTGTTAATAACTCCGTTCTTGCCGCTACCTCGGTGACTGTTAATCAGATCACCAAAAGCTTCACCGTCACTCAGCAGGAACTGAATCAGGGTTTTGCTATCAGCGATTTGGCGATTGGTTCTGCTGAAATCTTCGCTCTTGCCATTAGCAAGAAGGTCACCGCTCAGATGACTGCCGCGCTGTTTGGTGCTGGTACTGTTATTGGTACTGCTGCCAACTTTGATTCTAGCGACCTCCCTGCGATCTTGGCTCTTGCCAAGAACTACCGACAGAAGCTGCTGTTGCTCGACGGTGGACACATGGCTCGCCTTATGTTCTCCGGTCAGTTGACGGCCTCCGCTGGAACTAACCCGTTCCCTGACAGCCGCTACGGCCCGTTGAACAACGGCTATTTTGGATTCGCCAACATCTTGGAGCAGAACGATTACACTGGTGCTATCGCTAATACCGCTGGCTTCGTTTGCGGTCAGGACGCTATCGCGGTTGCGAGCGGTCTGCCGGTTGGAATGATCGCTGGCGAGTTTGTTGAGCAGCGCACTGTCGAGTTGAGCAACGGTCTGTCGGTGTTGCTGACTGTCTGGTATTCTCGCTCTACTCGCGCTCATATGGCTTCTTACGATATCATGTTTGGTGCGGCTGCTGCGGATACTACGCAAGCTGAGGTTTTGATCACCGCTTAATCCTTAAGGATATGCGTATTGCAACAACCATAGCAGTGGACAAGACCGGCAAAACTAAATTGCTGGCTGGTCCCGAAATTGATGCGACTCTCCAACGCACTAATTTCAACACTGTTTCTGTTCCTGAAGGAGGCAAACTCATCCTGTGGGTACAGGGAGCTTTAGCACCGAAGATTCGTAAGGGTTAACAAACCAAAACTGGGGAGGCTGTTGGATACGCTGACAGCCTCCCCTTTAACCGAAAAACAATTTTATGGCCGTCCAAGCAGACATTTCGACTGAGTATTCAATGGGTCGCGAAGGCTTCGCGCTGGTGACTACAACCGCCGCTCAGACCGGCAACTGGTCTGGCTTGATTCCAACCGAGCCAACGGTGTTCACTTCCATCACTGGCTACCAGATCTCTGGCACTTGGACCTCTAAAACGATCCCCGCTGGCCTACCGCTGGTGGGCAACATCACTGGATTCCAGATCTCATCCGGTAGCGTTGTGGCTTTCCTCGCTCGCAGCTAATGATCTCAATCGGCATAGCACTCAATCGGTTGTTCTCCGGTCAAGCCGGTGGCACTGATGCGCCGGTGCTGCGTCGAGACGTTCTGCGGGAAGACGAGGGCTTCCTGTGGCAGGAAGATGGAACCTCAAAGCTGGTTATTACACTTGGCACTTTCGATTCTCTGTTGCGAGAAGACGCTGGTTTTCTGCAACAGGAAGACCTCTTTAAACTCGCAATCCAATCAAACTGACCTATGGCAGACTCAAAGATTACAGCACTTGACAATCTAACGGCAGCCGATCCGGTAAACGACATGTTTCCGATCGTCGATGTCTCTGACACGACGATGGCAGCATCTGGTACGACCAAACGTATCAGCGCAAACAACATCCTCTCATCCTCTCCAACCGCGAGTGGAGCATTGACCGTCACCGGACTTGTTACCGCTGGCTCCGCCAGTATCACCGGCGCGGCTACGGTGGGGACGACGCTGGGTGTGACGGGTGTTTCATCATTTGCCGCTGGCACCGCAGCACTTCCTGCTCTTACAAGGACTGGAGACACGAACACCGGCATCTACTTTCCTGCGGCAGACACATTTGCTGTCACTACAGGTGGAACCGAGGGTTATCGTGTAGACTCATCTGGAAATTTTCTAGTTGGTGCTACAAGCGGAACTTTTCACCGAGTTCAAAAAGGTGCTGCTACCGGCGCACCAATCATGGATTGGGTCAATTACGGTTCAAACGGTGCAGTTGCTATTTGCACAGTGGACCGTCAGCTTTACACGTCTGCAAATGCTGCCGCTTGCGCTCTTAGAGTTGGCGATTGTACTGGAGGTGCCCGTTCGATTAACGCTTCCGGTTCCATCAATGCCAACGGTGCTGACTACGCCGAGTACATGACGAAGGCTGGTGACTTCACAATTGAAAAGGGTGATGTCGCTGGTATCGATGCAAACGGAATGCTGACCAATGTGTTTGCTGATGCGGTTTCGTTCGTCGTAAAATCAACCGATCCTTCTTACGTCGGTAATGACAACTGGGGTACTGGGATTGAAGGGGCTGAGTTTGAAGCCGCTCGCGAACTTGTTGATCGTATCGCATTCGCTGGTCAGGTTCCTGTTAATGTCACCGGAGCTACGGCTGGTGATTACATTGTGCCGGTTATTAATGGCACTGGAATCAAAGGAATCTCTGTCAGTAATCCAACCTTCGAGCAATATAAACTAGCCGTCGGGAAAGTCATCACCATCGACGCTGATGGCCGTGCGCGGATCATCGTCAAAGTGGCCTAACTAAATCCGAGTAATGCAAACCGACACTAACAACAGCAGCGGAGTTGGGATCTCTCTAGCGACCGCTGCCGCTGCTGGTGCGGTCTCATTCCTTCCTCAGCTAACTCAGTGGTTCCAACTTGGGGCCGCTGTTTTAGCCTTCATTGCCGCATCAATCGGTCTCTATAAAACCTTCAAAAAATGAACTGGAAAACAACTCTCGCTGGTGTTGGCGCAATCATGGTTGCCGTTGGCGGTGCTTTGAAATCTCTGTTCGATGGTGACCCTACGACCAACATTGATCTTGCTGCGACTATTGCCGCTGTGACCATTGGCTTTGGTTTGATCGCTGCCAAAGACGCTGACAAAAAGCCCGAGTGAATTTTATCGAACAGATCGTAACCGCTCTGCTCAAGTGGCTGACTGGCTTCGTTCAAACACCACCTACCGTTGAAGATGCAAAACGAGATCCAGACCTCAAAAAGAAGTTGCTGGATCGTATTGCTGACTCTAATCGCTAGTTGCGGCTGTGGGTCTCGCGTGGTTATGGTGCCTCACGGTGAGCCGGTGAGGCTTGCTGAGAGCGTTAAAGCTAAGGTTTGGGTCAAAGGAGCGGATGGTGTTTCTGTTCGCTCCAGCAACCGCATAACGCTTCCCGAAGGTTGGTACGCATTGCCGAAAGACTGATATGTCACAACAAGTTATCAACGTTGGTTCAACCGCAAACGACAACAACGGTGATACGTTGCGCGGGAGTTGGATCAAAGCTAATGACAACTTTACGGAGTTGTACACCGATATCTCGGGTCTTAATACCGCGACCGCTTACACTCCGACTCTAACGGATTCCGGTGGCGGTAGAACGTACACCGTCACGATCAATTCCGCGCGATATACGGAGATTGGAAATCTGCGTTGGTTTTCTGTTTCGCTGTCGGTAACCGCCGCAAGCGGTACGGCTTCTGGCTCCCTTCGATTAAGCATCCCAGATATATCAACCTACGCTGCGGCTGTTGGAGTTCAAGCTAACGGTCTTACCTCAAACGCTAAGACTGAAATTGAAGGTAGTGTAATTGCCGGTCAATCTTACGCTGAGATTGTTCATTACGAAAACGGAAGCACTTCTTCCCTAGCGTCTCACGTTCAGTCTGGATCTACGTTGATTGTCACCGGAGTCTACTTCCACGCCGCTTGAACTTAATAGCCACTAGTCTCCAGTTGGGGATGTCTGTGCTACAGAGCGCGATGGGAAACCCGTCGTTCTTGTGGCAGGGAGTGCTGGTGCGCTGTCTTCCTGCTGCGATCACTGACGCTAACTCGGTTATCTCCGGTGGGTTTCAGGACAACGTACAAGCGCGAGTGCTGGTTAAGTTCTCCGACTGGCGGTTGGCCGACTCAACGCTCGTAACCGTTGACGCTGCGGTCTGGTCTTGTGACGTTGGTTCTAACGGTGATCGGCTGTTGCAGGAGAGTGGCAGTCTGCTTCTCCAAGAAAACACAGACCGCTTACTTCTCACTTTTGGTAAGATGATTCCGGTGGTAGGCAGACTCCTCACTTACGACGGTCGCCAGATGCGGATTATGTCCGCAAAGAGGGATGGATCTGGAGCTTACTATGCTCTTGAACTTGGCTCTAAAACCAAATGACTCCAACCGTCACAGTTGATACGTCGAGGTTTGACGCTGCTTGGAAGGAGTACCTCCCCAAGACCAAGCGATCTCTTGCTGATGCGGTCAACGCTCGCACGTTTTTCTTGATGCTGCGGCTCTATTGCTTGTTGCCTCCAAAGTCTCCCCAAGCGGCTCGTAACAAGATTCTGGACTACTTCAACAGACCAGTTGGAGCGGATCGCTTTGACAAGAAGACCGGCAAGCGAGTTGGTAAATCTCGACAGTTGCGAGTGGTTCACTTGATCGCTCAAGCCAAGAACGCTAAAGAGGGGAAACCCGGTCTCTACGGTCAAGATATGCGTGACGCTGCGGGAAAACTTCGCCGTCGCGCTGCTGGTAGTGTTGGTTACCTCAAGTCATGCGTGACTAAAGCCATCAAGAAGCTGTCGCCATCCTTTCAACAATTTGGCGGAACTCGACGCGCAAAGAAGGGATCTGCTGGTGTTAAGTCCGTAGCAGGAAACGCTGCGTTGATCAATCTCGCGAACCAATACGGCTTGCCGCAGGAGAATGTAGCGATGCATCGAGGATCTTCCGCCTACGCATTCAACGCCAAAGCCGGATTCAATCCATCCAGCCATGTCCGCATGAACATTGGGTTGGCCGACAATCAGGTTGGAACCGTCGAAGGAATCTACTCAAAAGCCATGCAACAAGCTTACAACGACGAAGCCCGTGAGCTTGAAAATCACATTGCCGCAGCACTGCAAGCCGCTTTTGACGGGTCTGAATCCAAAGGAATTACCGTCACATGAACGCTGTAGCCCTACGCACTGAACGCGCTCTAGTTGACTGGCTTGCCGCTGAAGACTGGTCTGCGTCTCCTATTGGCACTCCGACTTGTCTTACAAGCTACGGTCACGGTGAGTTTGCGGACCAAGATCTGGAGGACCAGATGCCGAGCTTCCCGCGCATCGTTATCCGCGCATCGACTGCGGTTCCAGTTCATCCATTAGACCGCACTTGCGAGGTAGACATAACCGCTACGCTCCAGTTATCCGCAGACGATACCTCGGAGGCTCAAGCTCTGGCGGTTGTTCAAATCTTTGAGAATCTCCTGCAATACCTCTATGTTGACGGCAACATTGCGGAGTTAGACGCACTCGACACTGATCCCTCTGGAGGCTTCAACGCGCAATTTGCGGTTCCAGTT